CAATGCCTGCTAATGTATCCGAAATTTTCTGCAATAATTCTACTAATGAGGTGCCAATTGCTATTTTAGAGGAAGTCTCGATAACCACATCACCGCTCGCTTTAATTCTAAAGCTTGAGCCGTTGTAAGTTAGAAGTAAATCTTCATTATTTGTGGCTTGTGATGTCTCAGAAAAAGGAGACAAGCCCATTATTGCCACCCCATCGGAAAGATTAAATTTCCTCGGATCATCGGGGGTAACTCTTCCACCTGATGTTTTCCATAAGTCAACGCTCCGCTCCATAAAAAGGAGCAGGCAGGTATCTCCTGAAACGACTGGGAACGTTAAAGAAGCACCCCCTGCTCTAGGAAAAATAACGGGTACGTTTTCTAAAATTGGCATAGGCGTCGGGTCGCCGTACGACCATACTTTGTTTAGTAACGGCTGAATCGAAGCCATTTGCTTAGTATAGTCATAAGAAATGATTTCGCCTGGCAAAGCCGTATGAATATTGCTTAGCTGATATAAAACAGATTGTCGTATTGCGTCGGCCATTGATACTGGACTGCTCATGTTTCCCCACTTAGTTCAGTTACTTCTATGTTAGATGACCATGTTGAACCGTAAGTGTCACCGTCGTGTGAAATGCTTTCTACGCGGTAAAGCCCCTTAAAACCTAAATGAGTAGATTGCAAAACGATTTTAGAACCAGGCAATACTTTAGGATTTAGAGCCATGCGAACTTTATAGCCTGTATTCGGTGCATTTATAGATCTAAAAGGCTCTAAGCTTCGGTACGTAAATCTTTGAGGAACGCCTTGCATGCCTGTATTTTCATTTACTTCAACTGAAGGTTGATTATTAGTGCCCTTTAGCGGAATAACCTGCAAAATTGCATTTTGAACGCTCCACTGCAAATTTAACTTATTGCATACAGAAGTTAGAACGTCTTTTGCTGGCCCTGTGTCGCTGTATCCGTTTCTATAAATTAAATCTTGTGTTGTTTCAATTTGAGTAGGAATTCCCATTTGACTAGCTACCTGATTTAAAACGTCTGTGGCTCTAGCCCCTGCTGCATAAGACACGCTTACATATTGTTCATTTAAATATTTCTCGCCGTCTCCGCATTCCAATACTGTAATAATTTCGGGTTGGTCATAAACATGAGATACGGCAGAAGCATCCCCTATAAAAAGTACTTCAGTAGCTTTAGAATTAGGGTTCATGCCTATGGAAGGATTAGAGCCATCTGAATAATTAGCCTTTAAAGTCACTTCACATCCATAATTACTCAGCTGATTTCTTTTCGTTTGGCTTAAGTTCCAGATTTTTATACTCGCTGTGTTCGTTGTCCAAGCAAGAGATTTAGTAATAGAAAATGAAACCCTAAGACCTGATATAAGGATAGTATCCCCATAGGTAAGATCTTTATTGCGTATTCTAATTTCTAATGCTGCTTGTCTATAAAATTTCATTAAGCTAAAAGCTCCAGCTCTGCATTTTCGTAATAAATAATTTCGGTAGTTTCGCCCATGTCAAAGCGTTGTATATCGTCCCATTTACCCAAAAAGTTTTGGCAAATAATATGGCCTGGTGGCATTCCAAGTACTACAAATTGCTGGGTTAGGTCGTAATTAGTTACAATTTTTACGCCTAGAAGAATAGGGTTTTCACTCCTGTCATAAATGCTCATAACCCAATATTTATTTAAGGCGTTCCACTTAAAATATAAGATGTAGATTACTGAGGATAAGCTTATTTGAGCTTTCCAAGCTCCTGACTCTTTAAAAGGTATTATTTGCATTAAACAATCACTCCTCTAATAGCAGCTAGATTAGTAATGATATTCGGTAAGATGGCGGTTGGAATTGAATTCAAAGACTGCACCCCAACATTCACGGATTCGCTCGCCTGATCTTTAAGAGAAAAAGGAGGGTCTAAATTTATTAATGGGATGTCTGTATTTTCTGCAACTATAGCCCTCGGCGTATTATCTTTTATTCCACCTGCAACGTTGCCTTGATCTAGCAATACTTGAACGTTGTCATCGAAAATAATCTTTTGAAGCTGAATATTAAATGTTAAAGACTGTCCATTTTTGATAGATCTTGGAACGTCTAAAGAAGTGATCGCCATATTTTTGTAAACTTTGATTCCCGTAACGATATCAATTACTTGCCGTCTTTCATGAATTTGAATCAAAGCATTAAATGCTGCTATCGACCGATTAAATCCCGCAAGAATATTTAGCGGTGTGTCAGTAACAAGCCCTGATAAAATTACGGTGTCAGGCTCGTTTATGATATGATCGCTGATAATAGTGCCGCTTTCGACTGGGTAATTTGTAACTCTTGAGCTATAACGATGCTCTTCTGTTACCATTGTGTCAAAAGTTACCGTTCCAACTTTACTTTGAGCGTACTTTTTAGTTCCGTATATTAGCGATAAAACCACGGCTAAACCTCAATCTGCGGATTATTGTTAAATACTTCCCTAGTTTTCTGTTCAAACAGAAAGTCTATGGCTCTAATAATTTGTTCAGTTTGAAATTTTGCTTGTTCTTCAGGAGTTCCTTCTGGAACGTTAAATTCAAAAGTATTGTTATTTATTATCGTCGCGTCTTTTAGAGGAAAACCTTTGTTATTAAGGTCTTGCTCTTCGAAATACGATTTTCTCTTTGCATCTGATCCAAATACTGATTCAAATTTAGGAATTATTTTCAGGCTTTGATTATCAAAATATTTTATGTTGTCTTGAATTGCGGTTTTTAATCCTTTATTATTAATATCTACAGAAAAATCGTTAAATTTTTTGAAAAAGCTTGTTAATGGGCCAACTGTATTTCTGGAAATCCTATCTGATAATTTTCCCCATTCAACCCCAAGCTGATTTATTTCTTCTTTAAATGCTCTTGCGTTTTCTGTATTTTTTTTAATTTCTTCAGCTGATTTTTTTTCATTTTCTACCAATAAATCAAATTCTTCATTTGTTTTATTAAACAGATTTAAAATATTACTTGCTGTTGTGTTGTCTACCCCAAAAACATTTTGAATAATTCTCAATTGTTCAGATTCATCGCTAAATTTTCGTACATATTCTCTGATGTCTTCAAAGGCTTGTTTTGTGTTTGTTGTAATTCCATCAACGGTAAGCCTAACCGCTTGATTAGATTTGTAAATGAGATCAAGAAAAGGGCTAGGCTCACGCTTTGAGGCTTTTTTAATATTTAAAGAAAGTTGTTCAAAAACTTTAGAAAATGTTTCTTGGGGAATATCGAATCTTCTAAAAACGCTTTGCCATGCATCTAATATTTCAACTGGAACTTTAGAAAATTTAGCTAATGCATCTGTGCTTATAATGTTATCTGAAAACTTTATAGCACCATCTGTAAGGGTTTTTAAAGTTCCAGCAATAGCAGCAGCAGCAATACCGAATTTAGTTTTAAATCCAATGATTGAACTTTCAAATTTATTTAAATTTGATTGGTCAAATTGAAAGCCAAGTTTTGTTGTAAGTTCTCTAACAATAGTCATTTTCTTGACCTCATCCGTGTAGCTTCTTCCATTAGATCACTTCGCATATCTAGCAGAGCATTTGCTCGCATTACATCGTCTAAATTCCATACCGTTTCAAGTTCTTCAAGTGACGCGCATTTTTCCAAAACTAAACGCCAAATTAAAGATTCTTGCCTTAAGTCCTCTTGAAGGTTCTTTTCGTATCGTCCGCTTTGTTGGCTGGGTTCGCTTCGGAAAATTGGTTTCCAATACCCAGCAGAGTAAAAAAATTGGCGAAATTTGCCTCGATTACAAACCAGATCACTTGATAAAGAGCTGACATATCACCTGCAAATTCTAAGTCAATATTCGGGGCGGTAAGCTCAACGCCATTTTTTCGAGTACATGAAAGGAGTTCGATTGCTAAGCTTTCCATTTGATTCTCATCAAGCGACAAGGAAAGCGTTTCAATAGCTTTCACAAATTTTTGTTTTTGTTCACTTGCGGAAGTTTCTTCGGAAGGAATTAAAATTTGTGCAACGCCTGGCCCGAAATGTTTGATCAATCTTGCTTTAAGACGTAATGCCCTGCGTGCAGGAAATTGGGTAACTGAATAGTTAGAGCCTTCTATGAATTTTTCTAATGTTGTTATCATGTCTAGAATTCCCAGTTTTAAAGTTTAAAGGGACATGCACAGGAAAGGATGTTCTCTTGCGCATGTCACAAGGTTACAAAAAGTAACCGACTATTTATGAATTAGCATTTGATCCAACTAACACATCAACAGAATCAAGGGAAAATTCCCACTGTCTATCTGCTATGTCTTTACCAAAAGCTGAATCAGGGTATTTATTAATCCATGCGTTAGCACTGAAATAAATAGACGTTCCGCTAAGATCTTTAACTAAAACAGGAACGACACCAGCATTTGTTAGCTCATCTAATGCTAGAACACCCGACAAATAATCATTGCTAGGGCTAGACTGCTTTAAAGTAAGCGTCATAGTCCCAGAATAATTGTTAGTCTTAGATCTAGTGACTAAGCCATCAGCCCCGACAACCATGTTCCAAGTCGGGTCATTTCTATCTATTTCAAGAAAAGTTCCATCGCTAAAACCGCTGATAGGGACTCCGCCAATACTTATAACGACTTGCTTCGGGTCATACGTACGTACCATTTTGAACTCCTTTTATTCTTTTGTTTAAACCGAAACAGTACCCGTTATTTGTGTAGCGTGTATCGCTCCTGCAAGCGTGGCTTGGAATCGTACATTTTTCAAAATACGATTCGTTTTATCTATTGGGGCAACGGCTGAAGCTCTTGGCACTGAAATAGTGTAGGCTGGATCTGCTGCAATGAAATTATTGTCGACTCCAAGCTGTAACGCTCTTCGAACTTCGCCTTCAATTTGCGCTATACCTGCGTCGGTGTAAGGCACCTTCGGATTGTTCACTAATACGCTATAAACGTAAGACTGGATTGTCGAAGTAAGCCAATCTACACCACGAATAATATCGATATATTCGCCCTGTGCTACTGTTCCTTGTTGAGTAATACCTACACCACCGACGTATTCGTAAGTGTTGCACGCTTTATCAAATGCGTTTGTTTCTTGCGTAGTAGTTAGATTTGAATACGGAATTGTTTTCAAATTCTTAAACATCCAAGTTTCTGAACCTGGCTGTAATGGAAGCGCTGCACCGAACCATGCGCACTCTGGAAAATCATCTTGTGAGTCTTGGTGGTAGATAACAAACGATCTTACATAGCCGTTTATATTTAAAAACGCTGCGATTGAAGTTGTGTCAACACCAGAAGCCACATTAATGATATTTGCATTATCCGATGCAATACCGTAAAGCTTAACTCTAGCTTCTACCCATGCAGCGATTAATTTAACTGTAGGCGTATCTCGCGTTGTAGAAGCTAATGCATACCAATCATTATTGACTGCTGCAATGGCAGTTAAATCAGCTGTAACAGTTGCGCTTGCTGTGTACGGATCAATTATAAGGCCTTTCTCAACCGTCATTGATTCAAGAGAAGCTACTTTTATTGTAAATCCTGTCCCTGCAACATCGGCTTCAATTTCAAAACTTCCATCTAAATTATCAGTTGCTGAAACAGGCTGTTTTTTTGCAACTGGTACAAGTGGAGGCAAAGGATATAGCGTATTGATTTCAGCCACTAATCCTGCTGCAATTTGCAAATCATCTGTAACGTCAATAGGTGCTGTATAAGTAAACGTGCTGCCGTTGATTTTAACTGTGTACGCTTGATTAGGTACAGTTTGAGTAATCATTACCCTGCACTTGTCAGGTGAAACAATGCTTGTTGAAACCGCAACGGTATACGGCACGTCATCGACATCAGCTACAACTGTAAGCGTTCCGTCTGGAATCGCTGGAGTTGACGCTGTTACAGGTTCACCGCTTGCAGTGATTGCAGTAGCTAATGCATCAGCAATAGTATTTGCTGAAGTTGGCTGAACAGTATCTTCAATAGTTGCTACTGCTTGAGATGCGCCTAAAGTTACCGTAAAGGAATCAATTTCCCCTGCTTGATTAGGATTAGACGTAATTGAAATAATTTCGTCATCGTCTCCACTAACCACCGCTGTTGCAACACCTGGAGAATACCCAACGTTTAAAGCCGTTTCAATTGCTGTTGCTATAACGCCCATAGTAAGCGCGTTGCTAGTCGCGTAGAGAAAACCACCTTCATTTATTGTAGCTGTTGGCTGACTTGCGCCTAGTGTAGTAACTACGCTATCAACCGTGTTGTCACCTAAACCTGAAAAATTCACTCGAATTGTTCTAGCAGCTGTAACACTTGCGCTTGAAACACCAGTTGCTAAAGCTAATGCTGCAGCTAAAGCTGTCATTGTAGCTGCATGACTTGTTGCATAAACGACAGGCGTTAAAGCAACTCCATTTACAGTTGCTACGATAGAGTTTGACGCTACGAAATCAATATTAAAGTCGATAATACTCTTAATTGAACCAACTTGTTCGCCATTTAATTCAACTGCAATCAAATTACTAGCTACCAAAGGAGCGTCTAGCGTAACAACGGATTCTTGAACAGATGAAGTCGAATTTATCGTTACGTCTGTATCGTTAATAGTCACAGTGTATGTCTGTGCTGGCAACGCAGTTTCAACCAAAATCCCTACCTCATCAACTGAACGACGGCCTATCATAATTAGAGGCGTCGTAATAGGCTGTGAGAATACGTTTTGGGCTGCAATGTATTCTTTTTGGAATGGGCTGAAATCTGCTGCGACTTCATCCATATTTGAATAACTGCGGATTCTGTCATTCCAGTTTTTGAATGTTCCAAGAATCATAAGTGTTCCAAAACCAGCCTCGGAAACAGATTGAGTCTGTCTAGTAATCTGGACGTTAACAATATCACTTAAAGGCATATCTGCTCCTATGGGGCTGGAGGAATTAAAAATGTTTCATCGTAAACTACATCGTCAACAGCATCTACATAAACTTCTTGAAGTTCGACTGTCGCAATTGTTCCTAGCGATTCTGTTGCTGTTTGTGCAATTCTAAAAAGCACATCCATGCTAGCTCTTTTCTCGTATCTAGAGTCTACAAGTTCGGTTATATCGTTAATCGGGAACCAGTCCGCGAAAACAATTCCGTTAACCCGTAAAAGATCTAAAACGCCTTGTTTTTGAAGGCTTGTACGCAAATTTTCCATTACAGATAAAGGATCTCCGCCATATGCTTGCAATTGTACGGTGAATTCTCTATCTCCGATTAGTGATATATCGCCTGCCGTATTAGTTGGATTCGGCGTCCAATCCCAGCCTATTTGCGTTATCGATGCAATATTAATAGTCACATAAGGAGCAGCAGGACGCGGAGCGTTTTCATAGTACATAGTCGCAGGCATTCCACTAGGAACGTTAGCAACTACCCAGTTGTAAATATTCGTCTTTACTGTTTCCCAGTTAAGCGCCATTATTAGCAGCCTCTTTCATCTTTGCTTTAATGCTAGCAATTATTTTGCTTTTCAATTCATCGTAATTGCATGGATATTGATTTATGTGAGTAAATACCATATCAACAATCGCATCTAAACAATATTTTTCAATTACTACTGAAATTCTGCTCAGGTTTTCTTTAAGAATACTTGAAATTTCGTCATCTAATTCACTAATCACTGTTAGACTCCCATTTTTTTGGTTCTTCATAGATAATCATTGCATAGATATAATTGTCCGAATCTATAATAAACTTTATGTCCTTCACGACAATGCTTGATAAACTTAAAAAATCATTAATTAATTCTTGAAAGCTGACAGCGTTTTGTGAACAAACTATTTCTACTTTTGTCATGTCGGCCTAAAAAGTGATTTTGTAAATAATCATAATTGAAAAATGATCTGGGTTTTCAGTTAGTCTGATGTCTTTAAGCTCTGTGGTCATTTGTTTAACGCTGTTCAACAATATCAAGTATTCATTTACTGAATTTTCTAGTTCTTCTATTTTGCTTCCTGTAAATAACTTAATTTTGATCATGTTAATGGATTTACCCTCATGCAAATATATTTATAGTGCTGTACTGGAAAAAACATCGCTGTATTTTGCCACGGGAAAACTTGTAGTACTTCAAATGTTTTGCTGCGAAAAATGACTTGGTCAGGATTTGCGCTTGTAATTGTTTTGATTATCGAGGAGGTATACATTTTATAAGTTTCTGTCTCTCTTCTGTCTTCAGGCACTAGCTGTAGTTCTTCACCCACTAGCGGTTGTATGCTGGCTGTAATAGTTGAGTCTGTATAAGAGCCCTCTACCCACCTTCCATTTACATAAGTTCCCGCAATAAATGTTCTTAAAGTTATAGGTGATCTAAATGCTTCAAATGGTGTTGTCATCCGATCACCACTTTTGACTGCACAGATTGAATCATCTGTCCAAAATCAATAAGGGGTTTACTGGATTTCTTTTCTGCAATTGTTCTAGGGCTATTTGGTGGTGTCTGTATTGATCGTATTTTCATTTTAATTTTACCTACCATAAACTCGCCCAAGAGGGAGAGCGACTTCTTAACTGTCGATCTACCCTCAGTAATTTTTGTATATTCGCCAGCAATAGCTTTGTTCAGTTTTTCGCGATTTTCATCAAATGCTGGTCTCATAAAAGGTCTTGCAGGAATAATTCTGGTTCCAAATTCATTTTGCGCAGCGATCTGGGGAATTGATAAACCTGCTTTTTTACGTCTTTTGTCTTTCGTTTGACTTTTAGTAACCGTTCCCTCTTGAAATCCAACAAGTACATATGAGCCACTGATTAACTCCATTTCTCGTTTAATTGCCTGCATTCCAAGGTCCACATCCGCAACCGTTGTTCGGGACATATTGTGCTACTCCTCCCATATTGACTGGCAAATTTGTAACCGTTGCTCCAAAGCCCATTCTTCTTACTAAATCTTGATAAGCGCGCCCCCACGGCGTTAAACTTAAAAAGTCTGACGTAGGACTAACGTTAAATCCAATACTTAAATCACCCTCAGTCATGTTTGAAGTCGTGCCTAAATTCGGGTTAGCTGAGAGCGATAAATAGGCAGCTAATAGAAACACGTAGGCCATCAATGCATTGCATCCAAAATATGCTGCATTGACTTGAGGGCGAATTACATTATCCAAAATGAAATTGTAATTCGCCAAAGTCGTTGGATTCGTCGTCACAAACTGAGGCGCGATGATAAAAAGCGTTTCTATTATTAAGCTATTTGAAATGCTCATCATCCCCTCCTGAAATCATCGTCGTCTGTAGTAGTAATCCGTACAAACAACGACAGAATTAATATAAATGCGCAAATAAAACTAATTGAAATGCTCAACATTAGTGGCCTCGTCGCCTTTTTTTTCTGCGCTAATTTTGGCAATTTGCTCTTTAGCTGCTTTCACGGCTGGAGCTCTGCCATCATTTTTAACAATTTCTGATAGCAGTTCTTTGTCAAAAATACTTGGGATGTGCTTCAAAAGATCTTTTAGGGACATTTTCCCATCAACTTCTTTCGGCACTTCAAAAATATGAATGATGTCTTGATCTACTCGCCATTTAAATAACGGATGAACGAGGAGGCTTTTTAAAACCTCCTCGTTCACTTCGTTCACCCCTGGCAGTAGTCTAATTCCATTGCATGTAAAAATATTTAATGCATTGTATTTGACTAAAGTCATTAGATGCCCTCGCCAAATGAGATTGAGAGAGGATAATAAACGATAACGCCACCGAAACGAGACTCACAAGGAACAACAAAATTAAGAGATTGTTCTTGTGGTGCATGCTGAGTGTACGGCATTGGTATTTCCATAGTGAGCTTGTCAGGGTTTTTGTCATACGCAATCATAAGATCAACGCCTGCTGGGCCTGCACCTGCAAGTTCTGGAACCCAATCAACAGTCGTAATAAACGGATTATTCTGAATAAAATACTCAAGAATAGTCGTATCTGATACGCTGCTTCTAGGTGTGGAGGCGATCAAAGCATATTGAGCTACGGGCAGTAGAACAGTATTTGGCACTTCTACACCGTTTGTCACGGCTACAATGCTATTAGTAATCAAATTAAGATCTCTCAAAATTTGATCAGGCGTTTTATCAACCCACAAAGTTGAAGCTCCTGTACCATCGTTAGGAACTGGAGTTGACGGAATATTTGGAGTATTTGTAATACCTTGAATATTATATGTCGCATCACCGAACCAAGCTAATTTATTGACCTTTTGGTCATTAGCTCTACGTGCAGCATTCGCTTGGCGTTGTTGTAACGGCTTTCCAGCCATTCTAGCAGCGCGAATTTCTTGGATTGAATAACCGAAAGAAACACCAATTGACTTAACTTGCGTAGTGAATTGCTTACCTTTAACATCCGCTCTTGGAAGATCGTTAGCGTAAGATTCAATAATGCGAGCCATACCAATTTCTTCATATTGATCATATGTAATAGATTGAGCACCTTCTCCTGCTTCCGTAGAAATCGGAATTAGGCCAAATGCTTTCATCTCAGGGAATATAATATCGTAGCTTCTCGATTTTCTTGCTTCTAATTCTCGAGCGAAAAACATAGTTTCGCTTGCGTCGAGATTAGATCTTTGAATTGAATCCATCATTTTTTAGTCCTTCTTACGGCTGGTTAATGTCTAAAACGGCAATATTTCCAGCCGTTGCGCCTATGATCCATCGCGCTTGAGTAGACGGAATCAAAATAGCGTTGCCTGAATCTGCATCAGATCGGAAACTTCCAACTTGAGTATTTCCACCAGAAGCTTTAACTCTCCAGTAGACTGCGCTATCAGATGTCACAGTATCTTCCACTGTTACCCAGACACGGCCACGAGTAAGAGTTGGAACTGCATCACCTAGATAATAAGGAGAAGCGCCAGCTGAACCAGTAGAGCTGTACAAGTTTTCTTTGTTTTGAATGCGTAAGGCAACGCCATAAAAAACGTCTTGTGAGCTATATGTAGTTGTCCAAGTTGCCTGACTTGCGCCAAGTGTAGTTACCAAAGTAACAAGAACCGCTTCGCCTTGATCAGCAATAACTGTAATTGTGTTAGTACCGTTTGAAGTAGCTGAGCCGATACCGTCTACTGCTGCAATAGCAGCTGCAATAGCTGTTAATGTAGCTGCGTTTGAAGTTGCATAAACAACTGGAGCAAGAGCAACACCATTTACCGTTGCGACAGTTGAATTTGCTGCAATTAAAGCTGCACTAGCAACCACGGTACCAACGTTCATTTGAGGCAAGCGAACTTGATAATCTTCTCCGATTACTTTTGCCGTTCCCAGACCTATTGGTATTTCTTCTGTAGCGACAGGCGTTAAAACATTATTAAAACCTAGGTCATATTGCTGCCCTGCAGCACCAACAGTCATATCTAAAGGATAAGTGAGTTGTGGCATTATTTACCTCCATGAGAGTTTTTTATTTGCAAGGCAATCATGTTATGACGCGCTGATTGCGAATCGGCTTTATCAAGTTGCACTTCGTTATATTTTGTTGCGCTAGCGATTACTTTTTCTTTCGGTAAATCTTCTAAAACAGAATCAAAACGAGCATTGATATAAATATCCGTTTTTCCATCTAGATTAGCGTTTTTTTGGCAGCATTTAATGATAGATTTTTTGATTTCCATTTCGGACATATCATCTAAACGTGCTAAAACGTTTTTATCTAAAATGCGTTCTGCCATTTTATGGAGGCGAACACGCTCTTT